CTCGTCGTCACGATCCTTTTCGCCCTGCTTCTCAGCCATGGCTACAATGTCTTCGGTGTCAGCAAGTTCGAGTTCGTCATCGGCTGCGACCATTTCGGCGCCTGCGGCGATGTCAGCTTCCGCTGCATCATCTTCTAACTCGGCGGCGGCGACATCAGAGACAACTTCGGCTTCAACACCGGTCACATCGCTGATGGCAGAGAGGACGGCGTCTACCAGGGCTTCGACCTGATCCTCATCCATGGGGGCTTCGGCGGCAGCGACGAGGTCGTCTTCCGCAGATTCAATATCGGCAGTAGCGTCGGCGAGATCGTCGGCGGCATCTTCAAGATCTGCATTAGCATCATCTAAGTCAGCTGCGGCGTCAAGCTCCAACTCTTGTGAGGAATCTTCCTCTTGAATGGCATTACGAGCCACAAACTCTTCGGCAGTAGCCTGATCTAGGTTGGCATACTTCATCAAACGGCGAACGGCGGATTCACTTAATAGCTTCTTTTCACTCATTTTTTCTCTCTCCTAACAATAAACCGCCGATAAAGCGGAGGTTTTGATATTTGCAATTAGTAAATAGTAGGTAAAATCCAAAAAAGTCATCTTTTCTGCAACGTTGGGCACGAACTTATCCCTGATAAGCTCTCAGCTTTTTTCGCAACTTGGTACCAGCACTATCCACAATATATTTCACTGCCACATGGGTCACCCCTTCGCGCACTCCAATTTGGCGTAGGGTCATGCAGCCGTGCTTCTCGACTGCGATATGAGTACAATTCAAATCTTCTTCATAATCAATCCAGCTCCGACAATCAGAGTTAGGACAAGTCACATCATATTCTTTACACATTTTCGCACACTTCATTTAATAGCACCATTTCTTTCTAATAAATCAAAAATATTTTCCAGCTCTGTTTCATTGTAAGCTGCGTTGTCAGGCGGAATCTTCGCCGAAGATCGTTTTTTCGTTTGACGTTTCTTGCCTGACGTTTTCTTTTTGTCTAAGGCTTTCTTTTTCCGTTTTACGAAGGCTGTAATATACGGCTCGCCAGCAACTAAACCCTCCATCACAATACGAAAAAATAAACTTTGTGATACGTTATAGTCCTTGAGAGCCTGTCTAAATTCTTTATGACCTAGCTCCGTATAATAAAACGTCACTCGCTTATCGTTCTGCTTTGGCATCAACTGTGCCGCCGTAAAATATGGGGAGCACTCTCAATCTGACCCGCCTTAGTTTGACGAACAAATTTTGCCTTTGCTTGAAACTCTGGAATAGTGCGAGCACCGCTATAAGAGAGTCCGCTCCGAATGCCGCTTGCCGTTAAGTTGATTATATTGGCTACGGGACCTCGACACGGGACGGTCGTCGATACGCCCTCCAAACTGGATACACGGCGGCGCCAGTCTTCCTGCGCTTCTCTAGACGCCATGCCGCGATAGACTTTTCGCTGAGTGCCATCGGCGGCGACGATGGTTTCTCCCGGCGTTTCATTGGTCCCTGCCAGCATCGAGCCCAGCATCACAAAGTCGGCGCCTGCGCCTAAAGCTTTTACAATATCCCCTGAATTGCGAATGCCGCCGTCTGCGATGATCTTCACCGAGCGATCGGACACCGCACAGTCTAGGATGGTCTGCAAGCCAGGGATACCATGTCCGGTCTCAATTTTAGTGGTGCAACAGCTGCCGCTTCCAATGTTACACCGCACGCTGTCAGCACCCCAGTCGGCAAGACTGTTAAATCCGTCAAGCGTAGCTACGTTACCAGCCATAATATGTAGATCGTTACCGAAGCGGCGCAGGCGCTGGAGGGCTCGCTTGACTAAAATATGATGTCCGTGAGCAACGTCCACGCAGATCACACGGGCGCCAGCGGTGTAGGCGGCGTCGGCTCGTTCTTCAAAGTCTCCCGACACTCCAACGGCAGCGCCGATGATGGGGTGAGGGAGGGGGCGTGTCATTTCTAACGCCTCCTTGATTATCTGCGCCTGCTCTGACGGCGAATTGTAGCGATGTACAATTGGTAGACCCCCAAGAGTTACCAGGGTTGCAGCCATTTTGCTGCCGGTAACCGTATCCATAGGGCTCGAAATAATAGGGAGCCCCACACTAAGCACCTCGTCTAAGGCACTATGTAGGTCTACCTCCTGGCGGCTTTCAATGTCACTATACTGGGGGACAAGCAAAACGTCGTCATACGCCAGCGCCTCTCGAATCCTAGTATCGCGGGTCATCGTGTGTCTCCCACCAGCTTCAGAGTCTGATAAGTGGGGGTTGCGCGAAAAACAATAATAGCAGAAGGGAAAGGGGCGGCATTTTTAGACCCACCAAACTTAAGCCGACCCTTAACAAAATAGATCTCTTTCGCTTTCATACAATACTCATGCCAATATTTAGTATCGGTTCGTGACGGGATCAGGCAGACAACTGTGGTGTCGGGCTTCAAGCCTTCACGGTATGCCTTTTCAATCCACTTTTTGATATCACGCCCGTAAGGAGGGTTCATGAAAACGGTGTGCCCCTCCCAGCTTTGAGTGAGACCGTTATCCTTCTCAGTAAAATATGTCGCGCACTTAGCACTCTGGGGGGTGGCGCAGGGGTCTAAAGTGAAATCATACTTTTTATTCAACTTATCAAAAAAATCCTGTGGTGTTTCCCAATCCGCACTCTTCGAGCTGAACCCTACCGCACCGCTCTCTTTACTCCATAGTTTAGCCGACATCTTTGCCTCCTACCTTTTTATCTACTACGTCTTTTGCTTGGTCTATGCATTCAGGGCAAAAGAGCCTTACCGTGTCAGGTTCTTTCCTCACAACAACATGCCAAGTAAATGCCATATCGCGGGATTTCTTATCAAATGCGCGGGAGCAGGCATTGCACTCATCCGGTAAAAGATCGAACATACCTAGCGACTTCTCAAGGCTCGACGCATCAGCCCCAGATTTCTTGGCGGCGCTCTTCAGCGCTCGTCGTTCCTTGCGATTCATCCCGCTCCTGCCTTCTGGGCGTCCGTTGAGCCAAGGGCACCATCCCCTCGGTCGCTTATCGTAATAGAAGTGCGTTCATATAGAGCGCCATCTGGGCTCTCGACTGCTCGAAAGGCGACCACCGGCACCATTACAAGCTGGGCGATCTTCGCGCCTGGATAAATCCACTGGGTGCTAATTCCCACGTTATGAAGATTAATAAAGACTTCTCCATCGTAACCAGAGTCAATAACACACGCCCCCACCAAGAGGCTCTTCTTGGCGGCGATGCTAGAGCGATTCTTCACTTCTAGCATATACCCGTGAGGGATTCCAAAGCGCAAACCAGTCTGAAGCAGCTTGGACTCGCCGGGTGAAATATCCACTGCGGGAGGTACCTTTTGTTCAGCTGGGCAATAAAACACATCTAAGCCTGCATCGCTCGGGTTAGCGCGGTGAGGCGGGATAACATTAGGGCGAACTTTTGTATATTCAATAATCATTTTTATTCTCTCCTTAGACTTACGCTAATAGTCTAAAATTCCTGCGTAAACTGCGAGTGCTAAAGCCCCACTGTGCATCATAATCTAGCTTTGCCATGTAGGGGTGGTTGATGTGGACCACGTCAATTTCGGGCTTGACGCCCCAACATTTAATAGAGGTGGTCGTACTTGTAGAGTCAATGACTCGCAAGATCCAATAGAGCTTCCCTTTTTTGGTCTTCTTTTCTATTACCTCGCGGGGGATAAACCACGCGGCGCCGAGTTCCGTATCAAACTCTCCCAAAGGAGGGACGCCGTGGGTGTCCAATTCCTTTTGGACTTTCTCACTCATAACGAGCCCCATGGGAAACGCGCCGGTAAGAGACACCAAATACTCAATCTTCTCTTCGGTCGAAAAGTCCCCTTCAGGACGATAAAGCTCGATATTCTCTCCAAGCTTCTTACGGTTCTTGGGTCGATCTACAGCAACTGCGGACCAAAAGTGTTTCATCCCCGAAAACCTCTCATCTATCAAGCAATTGAGAGCCTGACTTCTAACCAGCGCGTCAACCGCTTTCTTATTCAGCTTTGAATAAGTAATGTTTTCATCAAACAAAAAGTCTTCCACTGAATTGAAAGGGCGGTGATCTATAATCTGCTTGATAGCAGCCTCTCCAAGCCCCTTTATAGAAGTAAGCGGTTGCACTAAAGTAGAGTTATCTTCACTGATTTCCCACACTTGTCCAGAGGTGTTGATGTTGAGCGACTGAACCTTAAAGCCTAGATGCTTGACCAAGTTAATCGCCTTTTCTTTACGACGCTCTGGCTCTTTGTCTAAAAATGCTGCACACCATTCCGCCGGATAATAATGTAACAACCACGCACACTGATAAGACAAGATACTATATGACACAGCATGCGACTTATTAAAACCATACCCTGAAAAGAACTCAAAGGTAGACCAAATATAATCAGCATCAGAACGTGAAATGTCTTTATCAGTGCAGCCTTCAATAAACTTATTATAAATCCTGTCCTTCTCGCTGTCGCCCTTCCCGGTGCCCTTCTTAGTTAGTAACTTTCGCAGAAGGTTTCCTTCATCGAGAGAGATATCCCTCCCCAGGCGGTGAGCGAGCATAGCAATCTGCTCTTGGAAAATAAGAAAGCCGTAGGTCTCGGAAGTCACTTCGCGCACGATGTCATGCACATATGCAATTTGTTGAGGCGCCTCTTTGGCTGCAATGAACTTTCTATCCACGCCTGCTGACAAGGGACCTGGGCGGAAAATGGAAGTCACCGCAGCAATCTCAATAATGCTCGTAGGCTTCACATTGGCGCAAAATCCTTGGGCGCCTGACTCGGTAAATTGAAATACTCCTGCCCAGGCACCACGATGAAAAATTTCTGAATAAACCTCAGAGTCGTGAAGGTCGATAGCATCAGGGTGCAGCCGCGTAGCGTAAAAATTGCGAACGTCTTCAAACGTGGGGTTAGCTACGTTGTGGTGTCTCTTTAAGATATGTCGAATTGCCCCCTCGATCATACGAAGAGTGCCGAGACCTAGAATGTCAAACTTAATAAAGCCAAGAGGCTCTAGGTGTCTCACATGCTGCCCTTCTGACCACGGTGTCTGGCGGACGCCACCAGAGACAATCAGGGGCATTTGTTCATCTAAATTCTCCCCAATAACGACGCCCCCGGCGTGACGGGAGCAAGAGCGCACTTGCCCACACAATGTTTCAACGTGAACTTTTACTTGGGGGTACTTCTCAAGAAAGGCTTTGAGAGTGCTACTATATTCCATAACCTCGGTAAAGGTTGGTACATAGACGCCTGCCTTGATCCCATGCTTTGCTTTGGCAAGCGGGGTTGCTTCAAAGAGCATTCGACCGGTAACTGCATTTACCTCCGTAAACGGAATCTGATATAGCTTTGAGATGTCCTTGATCAAGGAGCGGAGCTGTAGCGTATTCCAATTAGAGATCGGGACTACAGTATTTTCTCCCCACTCTTTCGCCAAAAAATCTTTCAGCTCCATCGGATCCGAAACATCGTAGTCAATATCAGGATAATCGGTGGCGTCCTTACGCAAAAAGCGACTAAACAAAAGACCATACTTGATAGGGTCTACTTGGGTTATGCCCAACGCATAGGACACTAGCGAGCCTGCTGCGGAGCCTCTACCCGGTCCAGTGAGTTGGTTTTGGACAGCCTTGTCTGCAATGGCGCTCATCGTCAAAAAATATTTAGAAAAGCCCCGATCATTAATAATCTGGAGTTCCTCTTTGAGGCGGGCAGCATATTGCTGAGCCATATCCGGCGTGATATCTGTGCGTCGGCGAAGCATCTCCTTGAGCGCTACAACACTAAGACGGACCAGGGCAGCCTCTGGTTCCTCTCCTTCGGGCACAACAAAAGAGGGAAGCTTCACGGTATTGTCAGGCAAAAAGCTTTCAATACGAGAATGTGCAATTATGCAAGTTTCCTTGATAGACTCCAGAACCAAAGAGTCGTCATATTCGATGCCAGCTTCGGCGGAATACCTTTTATATGACTCCCACATCTGATCCCCGTTCTTAGGGTAAAGTTCGTAGCCGACTTCGTCTACAGACTCGGGAAGCGAGAACTCTTCCTCACTGGAATAGTTGCTTAGCCACCCCAGCTTCTTATACAGAATTCGATCTTTCCATAAGTGAGGAGAGGGGTAATGACTATCAGCCGTGGAAATAAGCTTGACGCCAAACTCATTACATACTTGAATAATATATTGGTTCAGCTGATGTTGCTCGGGGATAGAGTTCCATTGAAGCTCGCCATACCATCGATCACCAAAAATTTCTAACATGCGACGTGTGGTATCTCTCATCGCCTCCAAGATCGCTTCATCGCCCTTCTCTCGGTTCTCCCACATATTCCCCGCATACACGCCCCCCAGGCACGCGGATGCCGCAATAACACCTTCGTTATAC